GGCTCATCCAAACCCAAGCAGGCGTGGCAATGCCAGGAGAACGCAAGGAGTTAGACTCATTAGTAGTGCCACCGGAAGAGCCACCACCTATACCACCGGCAGTAGAAGTGGACAGTGGGCAGAGCTAACAGCTGTACCGTTAGCAGTCAATGTTGCAGGCAACACAGCTTATCTTTCAGACACTGATCATGGACAATTTCTTTTATTTGATTTGTATGTAGGGAAAGGGGTTGACGGGTATCGACCATATCTGTACGGTGAATATGTGGTAATGATATATGTTAAGTATATTCATAAACTTAACATAACGGCTATGTACATTAGTAACGACTTAGACTTGAGATACCTTAGTAAACAAGCTACATTACGGGTTTCAAGGATACAATACGGACCGCAGCTGTTTCCTTATGGCATTTGTAATGATCAAGAAATAATTAATTATCTATTCTATGTAACTAATAAGAGTCAGAAACGCTATACTGGTTATAGAACATATGCGAATTTAGAGAAAATATTTAGTGGTGCAGTAGAACCTATAATAGATAAGGTCTCAGCAAGTCATCTGAGACATATGTCAATCTACGAACTTAGACAGTTCGGCTTGGAGTATTTTAGGAAAAATGTTGAATTCGCATTGCCGCTACTGGATAAGATAGCTGCGTACGGGATACGAGAAAGTTTCTTAGTTGGAGTATTAATTTGGTGTTGTTCGTTAAGTAAAATTAATCGGCAGTTAATGCATAAGAGCGGTATTTGGCTGTGGGACATAACTAGTGAAACAGATTTTTATACCAGGATTAAGAAAGATTTTAGTCAACGACTCAAGGCCGTACAGAATTTGCTTGAAATAGACATGACACAATTTTTTGAAATGGAAGTCTTAGTTAATAGCGCGGTTGGGTCAGTAGACTGGGAGGCGGAGAGGCTGCACAGGGTGCGTCCTAATACGTGTAGCATAAGTGCTGGCATTATTTATAAAGAGGCTACTCATTTATTTCAAAC